GGATTGCTGAATCCTGAGCCACCGCCACCACCACCACCCGAACCGCCACCCGAAGTGTAAGAACTCGTGGTTGATGAAAGTGAAGAACCCAAAGCCTTCATTCCCGCACCCAATGCAATTAATCCAAGACCTCCGATAAGTCCCAAAGCGGGTGCGGCGGGATTAGTCAAGGCGGTTTTCAAAAACGTGCTAATTGCCTGAAACAAAGGAGCCGCCGCCACAATTTGAGAACCAATTGAAATAAAAAAATCTCCTAAACCACCTAAAACACTTGCACCAATTCCAGAAATGGCAGAACTTAATGATTGTCCACCACCCAAAAACGCTCCAACATTCGTGGCAAAACCCTCTAAAATTGCGTTTTGTGCTTGCTTAGCCGCACCCCCAACACCCGCCCACAATTCCGCAACTTTTCCTTTTGCTTCGTTTAGGGTTAAATCAGTATTGGCGTACAGTTTTTGAGCCTGTTGGGTGATAATAGCATCAAATTGATTGAAGTTTTTGGCGATGGCAGTCGTTGGGAATAAGTCCCCTGAACTTAATAAAATATCTTTTATCCGTTGAATTCCCGACAAATCAAGTGTCATCGGCTTTATGCTAAAATTCAAATCAAACTCTTTTTGGTCAAATTTGATGTTTTGCAGCTCGGTATTAATCTTTGACCTAAAGGCTTGTATATCCTTTTTGAAGTCTTCGTATTGATTCTGGAAATACTTGGCAGGATTAGCCACCATATCAGGCTTCTTGGCTTTCGGCTCTCCGCCACCACCTGTAAAATCGGGTGTTACTTTTTTAGGTTTTTTGACTTCATCAATAATGGTGTACTGTGCCAAAGATTTTATAGCATTTTCAGTATCTTGTATTTTTGTCTTTGCCTCATTAATTTGATTGATAAATTCCTTTGTGGCTTGGGGTTTTATAAAAATACCCATCCCCAAGTTTTGCATTTGCCCTTTTTCTACTACCTTTTTATACGCTTCTGCCTTCTTTGTTGCTTCTTCAAACGCTTCTTTTTCGGTTAATAATTGCGTTCCTAATTGGGTCATCTTGGCTTCTGCACCCTTAGCAAGGGCATTTTTTAGCAAAGATTCGGTATATTCATTTGTAGCTATTTCAGCTTTTTTAGTCTGTACTGTTTCTAATGTTAGTTTTCCAAAATAATCGGGAGAAATAGCAATCAACTTATTTAAGGCAGTCAATTTCTCTTCTTTCGAGCGAACCTCTGAGCGTGTAATCTCAATTAAAGCATTTACTTTCGCTCCTTCCGCAACCACCGAAGCCTGAGCCTGAACATTAACCTCTTTATTTGCTTTTTGTGATGACGTGAGCGTGTCAACGGCTTTTGAGGTTGAATACAAATAAGCCGCCAATCCAACCAAAGCCACCCCCAAAATGATGTAAGGATTCGCCATAATAAAGGCAGAAGCTAATTGTGCGGCTTTTGCAACGTTCCCAAACCCAACCGCTAAGAAAGTGGTTGAACTGGTTAGATACCCAATCGCCACCAAAACGGGACCCGCTGCAATCGCAATACCGCCCAAGGTGATGATGAGCTTTTGGGTTTCAGGTGATAATTCTTTAAAATATTTGACCGCCTTTCCAACAAATTCACCCAAGCCATTCAGCTTTTCAGAAAGACCAAGCGTTTTGTCCAAAACCAAGCCAAACTCAAACCCCGCCACCTTCAAAGAATCGCCCATATTCTCCATAGCGTTCTTAATCCCACCAGAAACCCGTGGAAGTTTCTCCATTTCTTTGACCAGAATTCCGATAAAATCCGTGGAGTTTAATCCCTTCGCTTTGAGTTTCTTGGAAATTTCCTCAGAGTCCACCGTGCCAAACATCTTTTGTAAGGCTTGTGAAACACTCGGAGCGGCTTCGATGATCGGCTTTAAATCCTGAGCCAAGACTTTCGACTTTGCACTCATTTGAGCCAACTGCACCGTAACCCTATCCAAATCAGTTTTGCCCCCACCCGTTAAGGCGATGGCGTTCCCAAATTCTAAGAGTGATTTTTTGGATAAGTCGGCAGCTATTCCCACGGCTCTAAGACGAATATCGCCTTTAACGGCTTCTTCCAATCCAAGACCAGGGAGTGCAGCAACTTCTTTGAGGGAATTAAAACGTGCTTCGGTATTTTCCGCCGTTTTTTCAATCGAGAACAAACCCCGTTTTAAGGAATCTATTTGACCGTAAGCGGCAAGAGAAGCCCCCGCCAAACCGAGCAAAGGCAAGCTGACACCAATCGCAAGGCTTCTGCCAATGCTTTGTAAGTCCGCAACAAAACGCCCAATTCCTCGGGATAAACGAGCGTTTAAGGCATCGGTTTGACCGTAAAGGGTTTGAAATCGAGTAGAGGCATCGGCAACCATTGAACCGATTGCACCCGAAGATTGTCGGAGTGCTTCACGGAATTGGTCATTATTAAGTACTAATCTACTATTAATTGCCATGGGTTCTACTTGTTTTCGGAATTCATGTGTTTTTGTAGTGATTCATTCGCCTCTTGCATCATATCTTGCATATCTTGCGGTTCTTCCTTCTCTTCGATTTCATCGTAACTAAGGCGATAAAAGTCTTTGCGTTCCGTTGCTTTCTTGCCTTCCCACGGTTGCCCATTGTTGTGAATGCTTGCTAATAATTCACCCAAGAACTCTTTATTTTGCTCCTGTTCAATTCTTTTTTCCTCGTGATAAATGTCAATGATTTCAAAAATATCACGCATACAATAGTCTAAGAATTGACTTGGGGTGATTCCTGCACGGTAGGCAAATCTTCGGATTGTGGCAATGGATTCTGGTTTTTGATGTTGTCGAGCATAGTCTGAAAAATGTTGATTATCTGGTGTTCCGCCCCTCTCTGACGGAGGATAAAAACCAGACTTTCCAAGCAAAATTCATAAATCATGCTTGACATTTTTTGAAGTTCTGGATTGGCGATTAAATCATCCGCATCTTCAATCGTAAACCGTACAGATAGGTCATTTTTGATTTGTCGAGACTTGACACCCGCATAAAACACCCACATAAATAAAGAGGTGATTTCGTTGTCAATCGTCATTTGTATCAATCGGTTTGATTCAACCAGTAAAGAGTACGCCATTTGACCATACTTTAAATAATAGGTTTTATCCCCTAACTGAATCACTAATTCGCCTTGTTCGTTTATGTTCTTTTCCATGTTGATTGTTATTGATTGATAATTTTAGTTAAAAAAATAGGGACGTTACAGCCCCTATTTTTACACAATAATCCACTTTCTTATTATTTTTATGCTGCGATGGTCTCAGAAATCCAACCACCAGAAGCCTTTCCGCTCACTGAATAGGTTGAAGTTTCACCGAACTTTGCAGTTTCATCACACGACTCCACAATAAAATCCGTGCGTTCCACTATCGTTCCTACCGCTAAATCTTTGCCTAATACAATCTCGACATTTGTTCCATTTGTAGCATTCGCCCAAAACTCCTTGATGCCCACATTCGTAGTAGCATCAGTCGAAGTGTACTCATACACCATTCCGTCAAAACTGAAATCGAAGTCGGGTAATTTGCCCGCTACGTAGCTTTTTGCGTAACCATTGCCCGGACACGAAACGTCCTGGGCGGTGTTCTTCACGCTTCGCTTGTAGCCTTTTGCACAACCGACCATCACACGGGCTGCCCCGATTTTGGCGTAAAAAAATACGTTATTGCCGTAATATTTTAAAGTCTTTGCCATCGCTTTTTTAGATTGATTGAATGTTGAAAATTACTTCAACGTGATAAATTTGTCCTTGCCCCTCTTCGGATGATTCGGGAATGTCTTTTTTAGATTCCATCAAACAAAAATGTATTTCGTTGTCGTGAAATTTGTCTAAGCTTTGTTCGATTAAATCCGCTAATTTCTTTGCTTCATCGTATTTATGCGAAAAACAGTGTAGGGCAATGGTTGAAATACTTACCTTGCAACTAACACTCTGCATGGGTTCACGCTCTTCAAATTCGTAGAGAATTGCGGGCGGTTTATTGCCCTGTGTGACGAAAATCGGGAAAATCTTATCAGAAATTAAGGCAGTTATCAGCGGATTTAACAGTAAAATATCTCTGATTTTGTAAGGAATATCCATGTTTATAATCGGTTGCGATAACGGTTAATGACACTGTCTAAGGAGTTTTGAATATCGGCTTCGATTTGTGGTAACACCCTTTGAACACTTGCGAAAACGAAGGGCTTAGCCGCCATTTTCTTAGTGCCAAATTCCAAAAAGTGAGAACGCCAACCAACTTTCGAACTCCCTTTTGCGACACCAATTAATAATTTTATACTGTCCCCGTCCCGCACAACTTTGGCTCTTACGTCCTGTTTTGTTGCACCACCACGTCTTTTGAAACCCGAACCACCCGTTAATCCTCTGCCAACAAAACTTGATTCAGCTTTGTCTTGCACCGCCTGAACGCCAATTTTCCCCGCTCGTTTTAAGGCAGCGTTTAGGAATTTATCCCCAATTGCCAAGCCAAATTCACGGTAGGCGTTTTGAAGTTCTTGCGAGTTGGATATTTCAAAATTTAGATTCATTTAACCTTTAAAAACCGTTTCAATTAATAGCCACTGTCTTCTGGTATCTGGCGGTTCAGATACGGATTTGATGTTATAAATCTTGTCCCGTATCGTTTCAAAGTCAACCGTACTGAAATCAATTGGTGTAAAATCACCCGCCACAACATCGTAATAAATTATCATCTCAGGGATTATTCCAGCTTTATGACGAACCAAGAAATTAAGTTTACTAATCTCTTGAATCCCCATGTCTTGATTTTTTTCCGTTCCCGATGATTCTGAATTAATGGAAATGTGGGCGGAACATTCATGGAATACAGACCAAGTAATTAAATCTTGACCAGAACGGTCTTTGGTTTTACTCTTTTGAAGTATCTTGATTTTTCTGTCCAGATTCCCCGCTTGGAATTTCCGCATAACCCATTGTAATTAAATGATTTGCTTGTGAGGGTTCTAAGTCGATGATTTTACCTTCACCACCAACCACGCACGATTTTAATAATTTCACGGTAACCGTAGTTTCCGCTTGTGTTTTCTTAGCCATTATCTTACTGCGTAGTGAGCGTATTGCTCCATGAGTTTATCAGAAAAGTTCTTTTTCTCACCTAATCCATCCATTCGATTATCAAAATCATTCGAGAGAATTGCACGAATGGGTCTAAAATAATCGGGCGGAATTTCATTGGCAGTGAGAAAGCCTAATTTGAAGTTTACCTTCACGATTGCCACTTTTGGCAAATCAATCAAGTAATCAATGGTGTTTGTCCTTTCGCCCGTTTTATAAAAGATGAATTTCGCACTGTCAAAATCCGTCCAAGTTGCATCCGTTAAAACCGCTTTGTATTTAATCGTAAGGTTCTGCACGTTTGGCTCGACTGGAATATTCACGGGCAAACAATTCAACATCCATTCCCACTCCGCTTGCATCAGCTGTTTTATGTAGGTTCGTTGTTGGAAGGAATCCACCGCAGAAGCTATCAGTGCTGTTATGGTCTCCGTGTCCGAATCGGTTACGCCTGTTTCGAGACGTAACCATTTTCGGGCGGTTGCTTCGGATATTGCTTCCGAAGCGGGCGGAGTTAGGCGGTATGGGAAGGTGCTATATTGCATTATTAGACCGTGATAATGTCCGTTACTTTCACGAATGAAGTAGGGCGAACAATCAATACATTGGCGAAATCATTAACCGTTACTTTTACCTGTGCTTCATCAGCAAGGGTAATTCTGTCCACGGTCAAATCAATGGCTCCCCAACGGTGAATTTCTAATTGAGACCAATCTCCAAAAATCATTGCACTTAGGTTCGTTCCCGTTCCTTTCGTGCCTGCTTTTGGCATATAGTTAGTGAGTGCCGTTTTGTAACCGTTTAGGGTTCCATCAATCGGCATTAAGAACTGACCAGAAGGTGCGGCGGGTGTTCTCTCAGTGGTTTTTAACTTACCACGAGTTACGGCGTTCATCAAATAGGCAAGGTTACCAGACAAAGCATCTTTATCGGCTACCATTGTTTCCATGGCCACAATTTGCTGATAAGTAAGCAAGCCACCATTCGTTCCCAATGAAATAGATTGAACCCCAGGAGCGTTTAAAATTCCCATTGGAATAAAGCCCGTTCCGATTCCAGCTATTGCTGCATCTTGCACCGCATAGGCTAAGGCATAAGCGATTTGTTGCTGAATTTTTGCTTCAATGTCCAAAACCGACTGAGCCAAAAGTTGCTTGGTGTATTTCAACACCTTTGCAAGACGTTTTGGACTTGACGTTAAATTTCCGATTTGGAAACTTGCCTCAGTGGCTTTTGTAGATTCTCCTTCCCAAGTAGCAGCGATTTGATTCGTTTCAGTCACATAAGATAGATTACCCTGTAAACCCGTGATAACCGTAGTGCCCAAATCTTGTAATACTAAAGCTTGGCGATACAATTCTTTGAAACCTTTGTATTCCGTGTAAACAGAATTTCCACCTTCGGCAGCAACCGCAACCGATTGACCCGCACGAGTTACCATTTCGGGAATGGCAATTCCACTTGGCACCTGATTTATCATTCTTAACTGCTTCGTTCCCTCTTCGTGCATCTCTTTTTCAATGCCACTAAATTCAGAAGTACCCACAGTGTTGATGGCACGCAAAAAGGAGAACTTGGCAATATCCTTGCGGTCATTGGCAGATTCAGAACCTTGTGTACCAGTTCCAACGATTGTAGCACCAGCAGAAGCAGCCGCTTGTAATCTTTCTTGTGTGCGAACCTGAGTTTCTAATTTATCAATTTCCGTTAAAATTGTTTCAGACTCCGTGTTTTCCGCATCAGTCAAGTTGCGAGATTCGGCAGTACACACGTCGAAAAGCTGTTTTGCTCTTTCTCTTTTTTGACCAAGTTGGTCACGTAGTTGCTTTAACATGATTTTATATAAGGATTATAATTCTCTTCGTATGAACGCTCATTCGGTTAATGACATAAAATTAACTTTTCATACAATCGGAAAACGTGAAAATAATTCAATTCAAACCGTTTAAATGGAGGCTAAACGGAGCCTTTTTAATTGTACTTGTGAGCGTGTTTGTTCAGGTGTTGGCTCGACTGTTTCGGGCGTTTCAGCACTTACAAATTCCTCTAAACTTCGCACCGTTACCGAGTTTTCCGTTTGCTCATAAGCAGGATATGTTACTACGCTGAAATCATCAATCGTTCTGCATTTTACGAGCGTACCGACCAACATATCCCCGTCACGAGTCCATGAATAATCGTTGACATTCGCCCAAAAACGGAAAGAACAACCTGTAATATCACCCCTTTTGACTGACTCCGCAAGGTCTTTTGCCCACTGAGTATTTGGCAATACACAAACCGCTCGGACGCAAATATCATCTACTTCAAAAGTCATGGTATTGTTGCTTGCACCAGCCCTATGCCGACCCATCACCATGTTTGATTCGTGATTAAATAAACCCCTAATGTCTGCTTTGGAAGCTCCATCAAAGGCGGCACGAGTAATAATTTCTTGGAAATTCCCCTTCATGGAAGGAAGTATTTTGCTCCGAACATTGAACACGATGGGCGTGAACCGCAGCGTGATTTGTCCGTTTTCTTCTGACACTTCAAATTCAGAAGTATCAACCGTTCTAATTATCGCTTGTGGCTTTGACATCGGTTTGTTGGTTTTTCTTTGATAGTAATATTTCTTTGGCATCGTTCATTGGCATCATATTCTGCTGAATCCAATGTTCATCGCCTTCTTTAATTTCGTCCAAGTTCTCCATGGCTCGTGCTTCGTTTTGAGAAATCACCCCGTTTTGCACCATCGTTCTGACGTATTCCATTCTGGTCTTTATGTCACCCTGCAGTAAATCGTTAAAATCTATTTTGCAGAAATGTGTGTTTTGCTCGTCAAACCGAAGGCACTTATAATTAACTTCTTCTTCGAGTTGTCTCGCCCATGGCATTAAAGTGTTGTTTACAAAGCCAATGTTTTGCTGTTCAATGCCCGAACCCCAAGAGGTTGAACTCGTTACATCGCCCAGCATATGAGGAGGGACGCCCAAAATCTTGTAAATATCTGAATCACATTTATTAAAAAACTCCACCATTTGTGATTCCACGGGAGTACGTCCAACGGGTTGATAGGTTAATCCACCACCCAAAACGGCAACCTCCCCAGCGTTTTGAACCCCTGGTTTATTCGCCTCCTTAAAATTGTTTTTGATTTCCTTCGCATCCTCTGGCTTCACATTCCCAACGGTTGAAAGAATACCGCCCATGAACGTTCCTTTGCCAAAATAAGACTCGACAAATTGACGACTTGAAAGACTCACTTTAATCGTTTGGTGCTGATAGCCAGACGGTGCAAAACCCGTAATTCCGCCAAAATCCATGGCTTTCAGATGAATGACCTCCGATTCGTGGAGCATCATAAAAGAAGACTTTTGCGAACCGTTTTGATAGGTGAAATATATCTCTTCGTCAAGGGTCTGATAGATTGACACCTTGGCAGAATCGAGTGCTTTAAATTCCGTTGGTCGTCCGTAGGGGTCTTTAATCACCCGTGCAATAGCGAACCCGTACACAAGGGCGTTGGTCATCATCGTTCTGCGAAACACAAAAGAGGATTGCTGGCAATGTGGACGGACGTTAAGAAGATTGTAAAGTGGGTGTTCTTTGGCAGCGGTGCGTTTTTTGGCATCACCCTGATACAAGATGAAAGGTTGTGAAGCCAGCATATCCGCAATCACCCGAACCGAACCGTAATAAGAAGCAATTGAAAAGGCAGTCATGGGTGTAACATTCACCCCGCTTAAGCCAACTCCGAATATTTTCAATATGTCAGGTTCACTGATAGGATATGATTGTCCAGACGTGGGAACGGTAACGCCCAAGCTTCTGCTAACTGAAAAGTCGTAACCCAGTAATTTCATGGGTTGAAATTACTGAATGACCATTCGGTTAATTGTGAAGGAAGTTCAAAGGATTTGAGTGGAGTTTGGGCATAAAAAAACCGTCTTGTTAGGACGGATTTGGGTTAGTTTGCAAAATGACCTCCGTTGCACCAGTGTCATTACTGACTCTGTGAATCGAACACAACACACGGAATTTACCAAAATCTCGGTCAGCGAGGCGAGTTGAACGCCATTCGACAAGGGTAACAGAATCGAACTGTAAATATATCCAAGCCCCTTGTTATTTTACAAGTTATCCAATCGGAAACATTAATCTTACAAAGCATTTAAAACTTTGTATTATTTCCTGTATTGCGTAGTCGATCGTTGATTTTTTCGATTTCATTTGGTTTATTATTTTTGATTCACTTCAATTTGATTGCCATTTGTTTTATCAATGGTAATCGTGCTTGATTGCCCAACTTGACCCCCTAAATGATTTTTACAGTTCCCTTTGTGGGTAAAAGAAAATACACTCGAATTGCTGTTACTATAGACTAAATATTGGCAGTGGTCTATTTCTATTGTCTCAAAATCATTTTCCTTAAATCTTCCACTGTCAAATAAATTGACATTGTTTTGCTTATCAACTCCACACGACATTAAAGCCATGCAAAGGATTGTAATTAGTTTTTTCATGTATTTATTTTTTTGAAAACTTATCCATAATATTAATCATAAAACCCATCACATCAAGAATAAATTCTATCATAACAGTAGCAACCTTGCAAAAATAGTAGGCAAAATAGCATATTAATATTTCTATTTTATGGTTCATAATTCCATCTTAAAGCTACAAGCCTCTTTTGAAACCGCACTAAACGGTACGGGAATATACACTTGATTTAGATTATTCTTCTGGTGAACTGCAAACCTTTCGCAAGTTCCTTTCAATGAGCATTTACCAGTGGCTTTGCCTGATTTGCTTAATGGTATGCCAGTACAGGCTTTTGGGTCTTTATTCATTTTTGAGTTGATTTGCTTACACAAACAAAGGGTTACAATAATTACAAACCGAATTTTTAACGGTTCGCTTTCCGCAAGTTTCGCAGCGACTGCGGAGTAATAATAATAGTCGTTTCAGCATGGTTTTGTTATTTTAAAAAAGTGAATACTGTTTAATCGGCAATTCTGGTTTAATCCGCCTTTCATTGAGGTAATTGTAATAGGTTCTCAGAAAACACTCATCGGACTTATACGCCCGTCCTCTGTAATTATTCGTCCAAATTACTTCCGCCTTTCGGTATGAATTAATGAGGGAAGAAACGGAATGTTCGGCGGTTTCTTGGTCGTGAACTTGGAAGAACAAATCCATGAAGGCATCCCTTCGTTTCCATACTTTAATCTCGTCCAAATCTTGCTCAGTGATTAGTGTTTCCATAATTTTAGTAGCATACGGGAGTTAATGAATCTTCTTTGTAAAAAGTTAAAAACGTACCAAAAGCCATCACATCAGATACGACCCCATCCACCTTGTTTGATGATTTCGCCTTATCAACCTTAATATTATCGGCTGCATCTTTTTGCAAGGCAACATTCCCAAGCATCCAAGCGTGAACAGGGTTTCCATCGTGGGTGATTCTGTTCTCGACAAACAACATTTCGTATTCCTTCGTGGGTGTACTCATGTCTTTGTAGCCTTGCCCATAAGGGTGAACCACATCAATGTAACCCGTTTCAAAATACCTTTGTCCAAGTTCTTCATTGAGGTTTTGCATTAACTGCGAAGAATTCCAGCGGTCAATGCCAATAAACTGCAAATCGAACCTATCTCTAATATACAACACCTTGGCTTGCACCACATCATAGTTTAATCTGAGTCCTGGCGTAACAATCAAATGCCCTTTTTGCACCCAATCGAAATAATCAACGCCCGACTTACGGGAATTTACCACCGCTTCTTCTGGCACAAAAAAGTACCGTTTCAAAAAGGGTTTTTCAATGCCGTTTTGAGCAGGAAAGTAGATTGAAAAGGCGGTTATGTCTGACATCGAAGCCAAGTCAATTCCTCCGTAACAAATGGCATTAATGGGTATTTGCTCGAATAAATCATCGACAACCGTTTTCTTCCACAACTCATTAGGAATCCACGTTTCGGCACTATCCACCCATTTATTGAGGTGCTTGGTTTTGAATTCCACTTCCGCCCTTCCTGACAATAACGACCCTTCAAATTCAGTCCTAAGAAAATCGGGTTGAACTGATACGCCCCAGTTCGGATTGGCTTTCTCCCAATTGGCGGGTTCCTTCCAATCATCGGCATCATCAATCCCGTAAATCATCACAAAAACATTCTCACGGGCTACGTGGCTCTGAATAATATTAATGCACTGATTTCGATAAATGAAACAAGGACTTAACCTGTTATCCCCAGCGGTTGTAATCGTAAAGAATAGCGGTTGTTCCCGTGAAGCCATTCCAGACCGAAGCGAAGACTTTACATCATCGGCTTTGTGAACGTGGTATTCGTCCAGAATCACAATGTGAGCGTTTTTGCCCTCTGTGTTCTTGGCTTCGTTTGAAACGGTCTTAAAGATTCCACCGCCCGCCTTTTTGAGCCTTTCAATCGTGTTTAAAAGGTTCTTCACCCGTGATTTTAGCGATTTTGAACCGTTCACAAAGTTTATGGCTTCTTCCAGACAAATCTGTGCTTGGTCACGGGTGTAAGCCGCTGCGTAAATGTCGGGAATGGGTTCATTATCCCAAAACAACCCAAGTAATCCAACCGCCGCCGCAAGTGTTGTTTTTCCGTTCTTTTTTGGAATCTCAATATACACTTCCTTAAACCGTCTCTTTCCCGTGGTCTTCGATAACCACCCGAATGTATTGGCGATGATAAAACACTGCCAAGGCTCTAACTTAAACTTTGAACCCGCACCCACGCCTTTCGTGAGTTTCAGTAACTCGAAAAAACGTAGGTAATAATCACCCACCGCTTCATCAAAATAAAAATCCCAATCGGTTTTTGCCAAATCATCGTGGAATCTTTTGACTGATAGCTTTACGTATTCATTTGCGGGTATTGTTCCGCTTTGAATGTCGTGGGCGTATTGGAGGGCGGTTTTTGTGTTCATTAAAATACAAGTCCTTTTCGTAAAATCTCAAATTCATCTTCTTCACTCTTATTCTTTTCGGCTTTAATCGCTGCCCTTGATTTGGGAGTGAGTCCAAACTCGGTAGACAACTTCTGAATGATGTTCCAATTTGCGTTTTGAAAATCCACTTCGGGAACTTTCTGAGCGTACCGAATCACGCCCGCAGCCGAATGCGTTACGATGGTGCGGTCGTGGGTTTTGAAGTATTCCTCATAGTCCCAGTACGATTTGAGATTCAACAAGTATATTTCAATCTGATTCTCGTCAATCTTTTCCATAACGCCCAATTCTTTCAGGTGTGCGGTGATTTCTTGGCGTTTTTTGTGAATGTTGATTTTCATGTTAGAAGATTGTTAGTTGTTTTTTATTGGTCAAATATTGTAAAACTTGATTTGAATTATTAACTGTTTCGGTATTCATAGCACAGTTGAAAATGTGTAATCCTGTTTCGGGATGAACGCAATTACGAAGAGCCTTTCTCTTGTCTTTAATCCTACTATTAGATATAT